GCCGCCAACTGTGGCAACAATGATTTCAGCACCTACCGCAAATTCGTTGTTTTCTAGCGTTTGTAAAACGGCGTAGTTGTCTAATAGCTGTTTGCTTGAGACGTTATAGGTTGTCATAGACGGCTAACCGTCTTTTTATACAAAGCTTGCTTTGACAAATTTTGTATTGTCAATCATCAAAGTTGCAAAATACCCTCGGAATGCCAGAGTTCTAGAAAGAGTAGAAGGTACGTCAATCGAAATTGCGCCTTTCTGCTGCTCGAATATTTCAAAGCCTGACGGATCGCCAACGATCAATGTTGATTCTGTGAAGTTACGATCAACCACGACTTGCAAGCCAAATGCGTTGCCGTTTGCTTGACCTGGGGCAAGATTACCAAATGCGTTCATTGGCCCGATTTGCGGGAACAATGGTCGATCCGCTGTGTCGCTTAATGCGAGCAGATTTTGCCAAATTACAGGCGACACAAACATGTGAGTCGGCAAATTTCCGTTAGATCCTGAAAGGATTGTTGCTGCGGCTTCAGCTACCCATGCCGCCCAACTTGCAGGGTCAGCAATCTTAGCGTTGGCAAAATTGGTTGTAATTGTTGCACCTGTTCGCAAATTGTCTGCGGCTTCGTTGTCGGTCGCATTGGCATAAATTCTTGACATGTCATCCAACACTAAACCGATCACCTCGGGCGTACTCCAGTCGATTGATTGTTCGGACAAAGTGACAAATCCTCCGAACGTGCCTTTTGTAACCTGCTCATCCGACACGACATAAGTGCCGTCATCAAGCGATGTGTTTTCTGCGGCCTGCGCAGAAATTGATGTATGAGTTGTAACTTTTGGTCGGATAAATACTTTGCCTGATTGTGGCATTGCTCGCGCCCCAATGGCATCAACTACAGGCCTACGCCCTTGAAAATTGTTGTACTGAGGTTGCACAATCGGCAAAGGCAAGATGCCAGGAATGTCAGTTGTGATTACGTCCGGCGCTGCGGCGCGGATTGTTTCGCGCATTGCTTGAAATTTGTCGCCACCAACACAAAATGCAGAAATGTATTCCGCAGCTGTTGGAAGTTTTGTTTCTTTGCGAGCTGACGCCCAAAGTTTGTCAACTTTTTCGCTAGCTTCAACTGTCAAATTTTCTTTTGTTTCGCTCATGGGGTTTTCATCCTTTTCCTGTGATGGTTCTGATACTACATCTGTTTCGGGTTCTGTTTGTGGGATACTCTCATCGTTACTGGCAGCTATTTGGGTGATGACGCTTGACTCGAATGCCGGCTGACTTACAACAGACAATTCCTGCCAACTAGCCTTTTCAATAATCATTACGCCTTCATCGTTATAGCTAAATTTTTCAACCTGGACGCCGACTGAAACCTCAGAAAGTGTGCCATCGGCAATCAAAGTCATTGCCTCGTCGCCGAGCCTAGTTTGGCTTACTTTGGCAACAAACAGCATGGCATTGTCAACCTCGGTTCGTTCCACAACCTGACCAATTATTTGATCTGATTGGTGCTGTAAATACAGTTTTGGTTTGCGTCCGTCTATCGGCAATGAGCCTTTTTTGAACATGACCGCAGTTCCGTCTGAAACTATTGCTGGTACGTCATATTCAACTGCAATGCCGCTGAATGATCGGCGCGGGGCAGTTTCGTCTGCCGCCGCGTCAATCGTGATCTGATGAGTGGGGGTGAATCGGATCATGATGCTGATGTTACTCCATTCGTGTAATTGATTTCGGTCATGGTTTCTGTTTCTTTCATAATGTCGCCGTCAATAAAATCGTCAATGTCAAATTCAATGTACGTTCCTTGAGGCGTGATTTGATTCATAGACAATGTTTGGGTAATGCACTCTGCAATCTGTTTGCAACCAAACGTCCAAAGATCTTGACGCGCTTCAACGCTGTTGGTATAAGCGTATGAACCGACGCTCAAATTAAGTAAGTACGCGGGAACACCGGTTGCTCGAGACAACTCCATGCTTTGAAATTCGGCGCTATCAATCAACAGCATTTTGTCGGGTGAAGTCAGCGTTTCTTTATAACGAATTTCGGGCGAAAGGGCCGCAGTTTGGTTAGTCATTCTTGCCTGATTGAAACTGGCTGCCAAATCTGCCAACTCGACGGGTGACAAACTTTCCGATCCCGCTTGAACTTCAAGAACTCCAGCTGGAATCGCTGACGATGAGTTGCGGTAGCGTGCTTCTTCTAATTTGATTGATGTTGCAATGGTGCGCTGTGATGCGTAAACCAAACCAACTGATCCGCCAACAAATTGGACAACATCGTTGACGTCTATTTGTGTGCCGTTAAAATAAAGATTGTTTGCTTTGCTAAACCAAATGTATTGAGTTTGGTCGGTGCTAGTAATCATTGCGGCAGGTAGTCGACTGAAAGACGCTGGAAAGCCGTCC